GAAAAATGGGGTGAAGGATGGCACGTAACTGAGCCATACAGACATCCATTTAATAACGATACGTTGCCTCTATCCACGACCACTTATGACATATCATTTATAAGAAGTAAACAGATTTAAAACAAATTTGGTTGTCTCCTAAAAAGATGATATATTTATATACACAATAAAATAAATTAAATATGTTAACAACTATCCTCGTATTAGCTGTAATCGCTGCTGTAGTATTCTTCTTAATGAAGAAGGGTAAAATTGCCGATGCTAACAACAACAACATTCCTGATGCTATTGAAAATAAAGTAGCTGAAGTTAAGGAAGAAGTTAAAGAAGTAGTAAAAAAAGCTAAGAAAACAACTGCTAAGAAAGCAAAAACACAAAAATAATATATGGAAAAAATTACATTGAAGTTATCTGAGTTCTATCAACTCGAGGCTGAATTGAATGGTCTTACTAACCAACAAACTGGTGAAGTAATTTCAAAAGGCTTATTGAGCGAAAAAATCAAATTAACTACAAAGTATTGGTTACATGACCTTAATAAGAAGGTTGCTGCTGAAAAAGAATCAGTAGAGAAACTTAAAGAGGAATTAATCAAGAAGTACGGTAAAGAAGAAAACGGTGCTATTAGTATTCCTCTCTATATCAATGAAGTAATTGATGAAGAGACTAAAGAAGTAGTATCACGTGAATTAAACCCTGACTTTGTTAAGTTTCAAAATGATTTTAACGCTTTACTAAGTGAAGAGCGTGAATTAGAATATCGCACTTTCAAATTAGAAGAATTTGATGGTGTTGAAACTGAAGGTGTTTATAACACATTCTTTAAGTTAGTAAAAGTTGATGAATAAAATATCTGAAATATTTCAGGCGTGGGTAGCCTCGGCTAGACCCACTCCTGAACAACTTTCAATTGCTCAATATCGCTCACAAGTTTGTGATAGCTGTCCACACAAAAAATTTGTAACAGCAATCCAAACATTTGTATGTGGTGAATGTGGATGCCCATTGAGCAAAAAAGTATTTTCACCTAAACCAGGACCACAAGCTTGCCCATTAGCTAAATGGGAACAATAATAAAACGTTATGGCACAACTTACACCAGAGGAATTACAATCTATTAGAGATTTACAATCTAAGTACAACCAAACAATCCTTGAGATTGGTGCATCTGAAGCACAGCTAATCGTATTTCAAGAAAATATTGAAAAATTGACCGATGCTAAAAAAGGTTTAGTATCTGATTTAAAAACAATCGAGCAAAAAGAATCAGAGCTTATTAAAACCTTACAAGAAAAATACGGTCAAGGCAGTATAGATATTAATACGGGAGAAATCACACCTATCCAGTAATAGTTTCGCGTTTTGTAATGGGTTTTGGATATTTATTATTAGGTCAATCCTAATTAAATTTTCAAAAACAATTAATACAAAATGGCAGAACAAATTTTATCTCCAGGCGTATTCCAAAATGAATCTGACCAATCGTTAGTTCAGAGGGGTATTCAAGGTACTGCAACAGCAATTGTTGGTCCAACTGTGTTGGGTCAACCATTCGTTCCTACCTATGTTACTTCTTACAGTGAATTCGCAGCAAAATTCGGAGAAACATTTAAAAGTGGTAGTTACAACTACGAATACTTTACATCAATGGCCGCTAGGGATTTCTTCCAAAATGGTGGTCAAACATTACTCGTAACTAGAATTGTAAATGGTAGTGGTAGCTCAGCAATGAGTACTTACGCTTCAGCTAGTGTTGGTAACCAAACTCCAACTACTGGTGATAAATTTGCTACTGGTAGTGGTGCTATAGCTGCTGCTTTTACTGCTAACCAAGAAGTTAGAGTAACTTACGGAAGTACTGTATATCGCTTTATTGCTGTAGATAACACAACTCTTGGTCCTCAAGATGATGTAGATGGTAACTTATATTACTTTGCTACAGGATCAACAGCAGCCGCTCAAGCTACTAACGTAGCAGCTGTAATTAACCGTGCAATATCAGGATCTGCAGCTAGCGCTAGTGTAAACTTAGTAGTAGCTTCAACAAGTACTGCTACTTTAATTCTTTCAGGATCTTCAGCTGGTACATTTGCTAACGGAATTACAGTAGCAACTGGATCGGCTTCAAGTTTCTCTACTTTAATTACTTTAGGTGGTGGTACTAATACATCCGATACTGGAAATGCATTTGTACTTGAAACATTAGCTTGGGGTAATACAATGAATAACACCTCTAGCTTATCAGCAGGTGCTTTAGCTAGTGGTAGTACAGTAAACGTTCGTTGGGAAATTACGCAAGTAAGTACTGGTAGTGGTACATTTACCTTAGCTATTCGTCAAGGTAATGATAATACTGCTCAACCTAACTATATAGAAACATGGCCTAATTTATCATTAGACCCAGCCTTACCAAACTTTATCTCTCGTGTAATTGGTGATTATAAACCAATGTTCCGTTTAGATGTTGATGGTGAGCCATATATTGATATTACTGGTTCTTACGCTAATGCTTCTCAGTATGTGCGTGTTAAATCAGTAAACCCAACAATTGATTCAATTGATAATAATGGATTCTTTAAATCAGGTTCCTTAAGCGGTAGCTTACCAGCATTAGGAAGTGGATCATATGGTGGTTCATTTGGTGGTGGTTTAACTGCTACTTCACTTGCACAATTAATGAACGAAAATATCACAGCAACTAACGTTCAAGGTTTCCAACCAGCTGATTATATTACTGCTTTCAATTTATTAGCAAATAAAGATGATTTCCGCTTTAATGTATTATTAGCTCCAGGTGTTACTTTAGACAATAGTGCAGTATCAACTATGATTTCTACTTGTGAGGGTCGTGGTGATGCAATTGCTGTTGTAGACACTAAATTATATGGCGCTGTAGTATCAACAGCTGCAACAGCTGCTGCTGGTCAAAACAGTAATTATGCTGCAACATATTGGCCTTGGGTACAGTTATTTAGCTCTGGATTAGGTAAGGCTGTATGGGCTCCTCCATCAACAGTAATGGGTGGTGTTTATGCCTTCAACGATCAGGTTGCTGCTAGCTGGTTTGCTCCTGCAGGTTTAAATCGTGGTGGTGTTCCTTCAGTATTACGTGCTGAAAGAAAATTATCTCAAAACGATCGCGATACATTATATGATGCAAGTGTTAACCCATTAGCTACATTCCCTGGAGAAGGTGTTGTAGTATTTGGTCAGAAAACATTACAGAAAAAATCAACAGCATTAGATCGTGTAAACGTTCGTCGCTTATTAATTGCATTAAAAGATTACATTGGTCAAGTAGCTAATAACTTAGTATTCGAACAAAATACTAACGTTACTCGTAACCGCTTCTTAAGCCAAGTAAATCCATACATGGAATCAGTAGTACAACGTCAAGGTTTATACGCTTACAAAGTAGTGATGGATGAATCAAACAACACTCCTGATGTAATCGATCGTAACCAATTAGTAGGTCAGATCTATATCCAACCAACTAAGACTGCTGAATTCATTATATTGAACTTCAACGTACAACCAACTGGCGCTACATTCCCTGCCTAAGGGGATGTAGTTGCTAATATTTATTAATAGCAATTAAACACAAAATAAAATGGCAGTATTAGACGCTAACGAAATCATGTTTACCGCTTTTGAACCAAAAGTTCAAAATAGGTTTATCATGTACATCGATGGTATCCCAGCATATTTGATTAAGGCAGCCGCTGCTCCTGGATTTGAAGCTGGTGAAATTATCTTAGATCATATCAACGTATACCGTAAAGTAAAAGGAAAAGTACGTTGGAACGATATGCAATTAAGCCTTTACGACCCAGTAACTCCATCAGGCGCACAAGCTGTAATGGAATGGGCTCGTTTGGCACACGAATCAGTAACTGGACGCGATGGTTACTCTGATTTCTATAAAAAAGATTTAACTTTAGATATTTTAGGTCCTGTAGGCGATATCGTAGGTGAGTGGATTATTAAAGGTGCTTATGTTAAAACAGCTACTTTCGGTGAATACGATTGGGCTAACGAGGCAGCTATCAACTTAACCGTTAACATCGCTATGGATTATTGCGTATTGAACTTCTAATTCCCCTCTATATCTCTTTCTTTAAGGCGTCTGCTTTTGCAGACGTCTTTTTTTTTCGTATATTTATATATATAACAAATAAAAGTTTATGGCTGAATTAAAAATTCCAACAGAAACAGTTTCGCTACCATCAAAAGGATTATTATATCCCGAAACATCCCCACTAGCTAAGGGGCAAATTGAAATGAAATATATGACGGCTAAGGAAGAAGATATCCTTACTAACGTTAACTATATTAAAAACGGAACCGTTATTGATAAATTATTACAATCACTGATCATTACCCCGATTGATTATAATGAACTATTAATTGGTGATAAAAATGCAATATTAGTTGCTGCTCGTATTTTAGGATATGGTAAAGATTATAGTATTAACTATGGTGGTAAAGAATTTAATATTGATTTATCTAAACTAGAAGATAAAGTAGTTGATGAATCATTATTTAAACGCGGAATAAACGAATTTAATTTTACATTACCACACTCAGGCAATAATATTACTTTTAAATTATTAACGCACGGTGATGAACAGAAAATAGAGGCTGAGATTAGGGGTATGCAAAAAATCAACCCAAATGCTACTACAGACGTTACAACCCGCTTAAAACATATCATTACCTCAGTTGAAGGTAAACGTGAACAAAAAGATATTCGTGATTTTGTTGATAATTATTTAATTGCTAAAGATTCAAGAGCATTAAGACAACATTATGGCAAAATATCTCCGGATATTAATTTAAAATATATTCCAGAAGATGTAGACTATGTAGGGGAGGGCATAGATATTCCAATATCTATTAGCTTTTTTTGGCCTGACTCTGGAATATAGACCATTATTATTTTCTCAAATACACGAAATAGTATTTCACGGTAATGGTGGATACGATTGGGACACTGTTTATAACATGCCTCTTTGGTTGCGTAAGTTTACATTTGAAAAATTAAGAGAATATTACGAAAAACAAAAAGAGGAAGCTGAAAAACAGCAAAACATGTTAAAAAATAAATCAAGTAAAGAAATATCACGACCAAACGTTGCACCAACAAAACCACCAACATACGTAGCTAAAGCGCCTAAAAAGTAGGCGCTTTTAATATTTATATGTCGTAACACCATATTATGGCAGAACCTACAGTACAAGAATTACAACAACAATTAACAGATCTTAATAGAAGATTAAGAGAAGCTGGTGGATTAGGTATTGATCTTCAAGAAGCATTTCGTAATGCTGGAACTGATACTAAAAAGCTTAATGAATATATTAAGCAATTAAATAAGCAATATGAAGAGCTTGTAGATAATGTAGATTATGTATATAGAACATTTCAGGATATAACGTCTGAATTAAAAAATCAAAATTTATTATTAAAAATTGGTAAAGGAGCATTTAAAGAATTTACCAATATTGCTCAAGATTTAAATTCTTATCAAAAAGGATATAACGACCTTACTGATAAAAATTTTAAAAAAATAAAAAACGGTCTTGCACTCGAAAAACAAGAATTAGAGTTTGTAGTAGCACGATTAAAAGCATCTGAAACAGAACGTAGACGAGAATTTGAAAGATTAGGTGCTTTAGAAGATAGAACTTCATTACAAGAAAAACGATTAAAAGAGTTACAAAAAGAAAACGAATTATTACTTAATGCTGAAGAAGCATTAAAATCTGGTATTCCTATATTAGAAAAAGAACTTAATTTAACTAAGCAAATAGCAGATACTAGAAAAGATTTAGGCGGACTTGCTCAAGCAGCAGGTAAAACTATTTCTCAATATGGTGGTTCATTAGCTAGTTTTTTAAATATAAATGAAGCAACAGAAGCTGTTGAAGAATTTAATAAACAACTTATTCAAGATGCTTTATCTACTGAAGAAATAAAAAATAAACTTCTTGATATTGAAAAAGAAAAAAATGAGCTTGAAAAACAAGGCTTATTAACAGATAAAAAAAGACTAGAATTAGAAGATAAAGCATATACTATAAAGCAGAAAGCAATTGATTCAACTAATAATTTAAACAATAAATTTAGATCATTAGGAGTATTTGCTAAAGAATTAGGAGTAGGCTTTAAAAAATCATTAACAGATCCAGTTACTTTAATTACCTTCTTTGTAGGAAAAGCACTTGATGCTAATAAACAAACAGTTGAACTAGGTAAAGCATTAGGATATGCAGGAGGAAGAGCTGAACTATATAGAGAAAGCATAGCAGCTATTGCTCGTGGATCAGGAAATATATTTGCTACTACAGAAAATTTAGTTGAATCATTTAACGAATTAGCCCAAGCAACTGGGTTTGTTTATGAATATAGTGCTGATCAGCTTCTCACTCAGACTAAATTAACTAAACAAGTTGGCTTACAGGCGGATGAAGCTGCTCAAATACAACGTTTTGCTATAGTAACAGGTAAATCATCTGAAGAAACATATAGATCATTTGTTAGAGGATTAACAGCAGCAAGAAATCAACTTCGAGTTGGTATTAACTTCAAAGCAGCTCTTGCTGAAGCCTCTAAAATATCAGGTCAGTTAGCTGCCAACCTAGGCAACAACCCAGAAATGATTGCTAAAGCAGTAGTAACTGCTAAGGCATTTGGTATGACCTTAGAGCAGGTTGCTGCTGCTGGTGATAAATTACTTGATTTTGGTGGATCAATTGAAAGTGAATTAAAGGCTGAATTATTATTAGGTAGACAAATTAATCTTGAAAGAGCAAGAGCAGCAGCATTAGCAGGTGATCAAGTAACATTAACCGAAGAATTAGCTAAAAATGTAGGTACAGCAGCTGAATTTACTAAATTAAATAGATTACAACAAAATGCTTTAGCTGAATCTGTAGGTATGACCTCAGATCAATTAGCTGAAACATTAAGAAAGAGAGAGGAAGCTATTGCTAGTGGAAAATCATTAGTTCAAGTACAAGAGGAAGAAGCAGCAAAAGCTTTAGAAAGAAATAATATACAAGATAAATTTAACCAAGCAATTCTTAAATTACAGGATTTCTTTGGTAATTTAATAGCAGGACCATTAGGTACTATTTTAGATATGCTAACAGATGCACTATCAATAGTTACTTTAATAGCTGCACCCTTCCAATTAATATATGATTTAACATCAATGATTGGAAATGGACTTGGAACTTTAATTAATAGTTTAGGTATTGTTGGTAAACTTATAAAAGGAGTAGCAAGTGCTGCTATTATATATGCTGCTTATAAAGCATATGCTAATTTAGCTTCTATTCCTGTTATTGGAATTGGATTAGGAGCTGCGGCTGCTGCTGGTATTACCGCTGCTGGTTTTGGTTTATTAAACAGCAAAAAAGGTGATGACGTACTATCCGAAGGTGGCTATGGTAAACGTACATTACTAGCACCAGAAGGCGCTATTAAATTAAACGATAAAGATACTGTAATTGCTGGTACTGATTTAGGTGGTGGTGGTGGAGCTTCAATTGATTTAACACCAATGATTGCAGCTATTAATGAAGTAAGAACTGCTGTAGATAGATTATACAACAAAGATACATCAATCAACATGGATGGTAAAAAGGTTGGCTCAACACTAGTACAAGGTAGTTACAAAGCAGCATAACCATTAAATATTTATACGAAACATCAAACTAAATAACATGAGTTTAATCGACAAATTACGTACACAAGGTACTTTAAGTATGAGAGGTGGCCAACCAGCTAACTTTGGTGTTAATCCAGTTCCACCAAACTCATTACATAATTTATACTCTGTAGATGGTCAACCTCCTGTTACCTGGAGATTAATCCCAGGCAACTTATCAATGAGACCACAACCATCTACATTAGATGAATTAGATCCAAACGCGATCAACTTAACACCAAACGGTGTAGTATCACAAGTGTACAAATCTAGAACAGGACGTCAGTACAAAGACTTAGGTCCACGTGACGGACGCTACTAATAGTATAAGATGCCTTTAATTGACCTACAAACGGACTTAAAATCACTTAAGTACGGACAAGATCAACCAGGAGGAGGTAATAGCGGACAACCCTACATTCAAGTAGATATCAACAAAGTTGATACTGGTTTTAACCGTTTTCGATTAACTAAATTCGATGATGGTTTAATTAGAGGTGGAGCTGTAGGTGCTGCTAATGCTTCAATCGTTGATACTCTTCGTATAGGCAAATTCCTAACTAATCTTCCACAAGGTCCATTATTTATAGTTAAGCAAGTTGGCTTACAACTTTCCCAACCCCAATTAGAATATAAAAAATTAAGAACTGATAATCCTACCTCTGGTAGTGGGTTATTAAGAAATGTAGGTAACTTTATAGTTAATACAGCAAATAAAATTGTTAATGCTGTAGGACCTACTCGCATATACAACTTAGGTATAAACACATTAGCTCAAGTGCCTGTAAATGCATTTGGGCAACATATTGTTAGACATGGTTTATTACCTGTTCAAAACGATGATACAAAATACATTAACGTAGCTGAATATAATAACTACGGAGATGGTAAAAACAATAGATTAGTAGGATATAGAAGTAAATTTCAATTAGGCGATAATAAACCTAATCCTACTCAAAGCAGAAATGTAATTAATACTGTTAATCGTATTTCTCAAGCATTAGGTGCTTTAACAGGTGCTTCATTCAATCCAATAAAACTAGAACCAGAACAACTTACAATTAATAAGATAAATTTTGCTAAAAATAGAAATTATGTTAAGCAACATTTACCTGAGGTTAAACTTTATCAAACATTTGACTATAGTGTTTCTAATCTTAGTACATCTAGTTTAAGTGCTAATCCATTTAATTTAAAACAAGAATTAAATGTTTTAAGTGCATCATTTCAAACATACATTGCTGCTGTTGGTGATCCAACAAGTAGCAAATATGTAGCTGCTCAACAAGAAGCTAGTGCTAGCCAAAATATAAAAAGCTTTACAGCATTATCTAATTATTCAGGGTCAACATTATCAACTACAAGTTTTCCTGGTTTAAAAGATAATACTCCTCCTACTTTACTTAATTATACTGCATCAAATGCAGATATATCTTCTTCTATAAACGTTGGTAATCCTTTAACAGCAAGTGCTGATTTAGGATTATCTCGTTTTAGTAATGTGCCTACTGAATCTATTAATAATGGAATTAACCAAAACGTTATACCTTATACTAATCAGGCGGCTAAAAAATATTCTGAATTAAGAGCACAAATAAATAAAACCTCTAATATATCTCAAAACTTCTTTAAAACAGATAATACCTTTACTATAAATAGAGGTGCTACTGATTTAAAGTATGTAGCAGATCAAATAAAAGATAAATTTAAAAGAACTAATGATATTGTTGTATCAGATGATACAATGGCTCTAAGATTTACCCCATTAGATCCATTTTCAGGTGAGGCTTTAAACGTATTAAGCTTTTTAGGTTATTTAAGTGAATATAGTGAAGATTATAATAGTACTTGGGGTAATACAAGATATGTAGGCCGTGCTGAAAGTTTTTATGTATTTAATGAATTTAAACGTACAGCAAGTATTGGATTTCAAATTCCATGTTACAATAGAGAGGAATTAATAGTTAAACACTGTTTATTAAGTGAATTAGCCTCAACATTAGCAGGTAAGTATGAAAATAATTTACTTGGTGGTATTATTACTAGATTAAAAATAGGAAACTATATTAATAATCAACCTGGCATTATTACTAATTTAAATTTCTCCCCTATTCAGGATTCAAATTGGGATCTAGATATACAATTAGCTTACTATATAAAAGTAAGCTTTGGATTTACCTTTATTCATGATTATCTTCCTCAATATTATGAGTGTGGATTTATATTTAAAGAACCAACTCCAGAACCACAACCTGTTCCTGTTCCACCAGAACCACAACCTGAAGAAACACCACCACCTCCTCAACCTGTACCTGTTCGTCAACCACCAGTTTCAAATGATACTGGATCATTAGTAAGATATCCTATAGGAAGAACAGATATAAAAGAACCAATTGATCATACTTATGTTAAAAAACCAATTATTCCTGTAGCTCCAAAATCTCGATTTGGAGGATTTAGAGGTGGTAGTTTTGGAGGAGGAGGTGCAGGAGGTCGTTTTTAAAATAATTTAAAATGAATCGCTACGAAAATCAAATCATATTACGTACTGAAACTACAGATAAACCTTACTACAAGGGAAGATATTACCCAAATATTCCTTTGTCAGAGTCTGATGTGTATGTTATTACTAATGTAGGAGATAGACTTGATAACTTAGCTTATGTTTATTATGGTGATGCTACTATGTGGTGGGTTATAGCAATGGCTAATAATAACGCTACTAGAGGTGCATTATACCCAACACCAGGTACTCAATTACGAATACCTACTAATTTAACGGCTGTATTAAATCAATACAAACAATTTAACGTAGCTAGATAATGTTATGTCAATATTTAAAGATACACTTAAAAAAGATATTCAAGATCAGCTAAAGGTAAGACAAGATGCCTTAGTTGAACGCACCCCCACTTCAATCCAGTATTTAAATGCTCGTAATGCCTGGATTAGAATGACCTCTGCGGTTAATACTTATACAGGACCTGTACCTGCTACAAGTGCTAGTTTAGCTGATGAAAAAAATTACACAAATACATTAGCTAAACAACACGTTTTACAAGGAGGTGTATTATATGAAGGAAATACCGCTAGAGTAGGTGTTGGTACAGGAAATCAAGCATATAGTTTAATTAATCAAAGTGGTGTTGTTGCAAACAGATTAGGTATTCGCCCTATGCCTGGCATTACAGGCATAGATGTTAAATCTAAATCAGCATACGGTTCACTAAGAGAGGTAACAGTTAATTTTATTGCTTGGGATATTCGCCAACTTGAAGAATTAGAATTACTCTATATGCGTCCAGGGTATACTGTACTTGTAGAGTGGGGATGGGCTCCATATCTAAATAATGAGGGAAATTTATCTAAAAATGTCAATTATTACGATATTTTAAATAATACCCCCGATAAAGAAACTATATTTAAAAATTTGTATGATGATGCTGTTAAAGAATACGACGGCAATTATGATGCAATGTTTGGATATGTTAAAAATTATAGCTGGAGTGCTCGTGATGATGGTGGATATGATTGTACTACTGAAATTATATCGGTAGGGATTTACCTGATTTAAAAAAATATTACTCTAAAAATGTACTAGCTGGTTTATTTTATGAGTTGTATACTATAGCAAATAAAAAAATGCCTGGTACACAAGATAAAGGAGATAACCTTACTATTAAAGATAATGTAAGTGGATCTGTTAGTTACTACGATCTATTTAAAAAAACACTTAACATATCTGGAGGCCCAGCAGAGGCTAGCAGTAATGGTAAAATTGGAGCTAGTGATGAACAAATATACATTACATTAGAAGGCTTATGTAATGTAATTAATAATTATGTTACATTTAAAGACTCAAATAGTAAAAGTGCCTTTGTAAAATGCTCAGTATTAGATAGAGAATATGTTACTAATAATACAGGATCTAATGCACTAACAGGAGATGGATATTTATTATGTCTAGCACATCCTTTACAATTATCTGTAGATCCAACTGTAGCTATAATTAAAAGCCCCGTATGGGCTAATGGATTTAAAGTTAATCCAGATACAATAGCACCTACTTCCTCAACGGGATTTAATTTAATTACATTTTCAAGTAAATTAAGCGATGCTGATTTAAATAATATATTAGATCAAATATACTATATAGCTGTTAGTACTAAAACCAAAACAGCTAAAAGTAAACAAGCTATTGTTGATTATATTAAACAAAAAACACAACAAGATCCAGATACAGTTAGAGCATTAACTAAACTTCATTTTGAAAAGTTAAAAAACCCTAACTATAAAATTAATAAACCAGCAAATGTTGATTTAATTAATTCCGCTATTGATGATATAAACAATATTGATAATACTAAATTAAATAAAACATTAGCTGCCTCTGGTGTTGGAAATCAAGTTTCATTATTTGCATTTTTACAAAGAAATTTTCTTACTGGGTTAAGTACACAACAAGTAAATGAGGCTTTTGGAAAGGCAGTTGAATTTACCAAATCAGATCCTGTAGCTACTCAACAAGCTGAATTAAATAAAGAGAAAAAAGCTTTAGAATCATCACAAACTAAAGCTATAGAAAATCTACAATATTTAAATAATATTATAAGACCATACTTTTATCAAAATGATTGGAAAACAGAGTTAGGTATTATAGGAAATATATAT